GTAGAGATGTAGGCGGTGCAAATTATGGTCAATCTCCAGGGGCAATGGGTGGCAGACAGCCAAACACTGTTCCAGATGTACGACCTAGCATATACGGAAAATCTTTTGATCCAGGCGTTTACTCTGAGCCAGAGACATCTATAGTTCCTAGTTTCGATGGCCCTATGGGTTCTGGAGCGGGCACCAATGCAGCACTTAGAGATTTACAGCGTTTCGGTAGTGGCATAGCAGCTTTGACGGGGGGATCAAGGCCCAATCAAACTTCTTCTCCTAGCTATACTCCTTCTTCTTCAACCTCTGGCACTATGCCCACGGTTCAAGGACCTGCGGATAGAAGAATGTCTTTCGCACCTTCTGGCGGCACGGGCGTGTCTCCAGAACAAGTTCGTTCTGAAAGAATGTTTGCAGAACCTGCAAGTTCATATGTATCTCCAATAGCCGTTTCTGATTTTCTAGGTGGCAACTATGATGTAACTGACCCCTATGCTCCTATGGGTTCTGGCATGGAAACAAGAAGTAATTTATTTCCCGTTCAATTAGGAGGGGGACAGCTACCTACTGGAGGTTTTCAGAATATTATGACTCCAGACCGTTTAGGTGATCCTTTGATTTATGCACAGGACAGACCTATTGATAGACGACCAAGACCAGATCCTAACGAAATCGCTAACGCTTTAACAGTGCCTCCTTATGACATAAATAATTTAGAAGCAGGACGACCCGGTGGCTCCAGTGGACTAGGACAATCGCCTGGTGCGATGGGGGGCAGATACTTCCCAGTTAAAAGTGGTTTAACAGGGGCTACGGATGATCCCTTTGCGCCTCCTACACGACCAGGTACGGATTTCTTTGGCGAAGGTACATTAGGTTCTCTAGGAGGATTAGAATTAAAAATGCCTTTAAAAAAACCTTCGGCAGCAGCGATGCTTGCAGCGGGAGCAAAAGACCCTAAGTCTGATCAGGATTTTAGCTTTCGTAAATGGCTTGGAAATTTAGTTAAAGGTTTTGGTTCGGGAGTCACGGATGTTGGACAGTTTATAAGTTCATTAACGCCCGGAAAATTAGCAGAGTACGCTCAACAGTTTTTAAGAGGCGACCCGAACTATAAAGGTCCGTCAGCAGCTCAACTTCAACTAGCCCAGGTTCCCGGACCAGGACCCTACGTTGGTGGAGGCGTACCCTCGCCAAGTGGAGTCGGTGGAGCACCGTCCCCGATCCAATGTCCATCGGGCTTTAAGTTTGATCCAGTACAAAACGTATGCGTACCGATAGTGGCACCTAAACCGCCAGTGGCAACCCCACCAGTGACCACGACCCCCGCACCAAAAACCACGGCTGCAACTGGGGGAATTTCGGCTATACCGAATGTATATCCATTTACATTGACACCTCCAATCGGAGCACCAATAGGGAATATCGCACCCGTTAGATCATGAACTACCAAGCAGTTCCCGAAGATGTACTAAAAGAGGTACTTCTTCTTACGGAAGCCAAAAAGAGGATGGATCTCCGTGACAAAGCACAGGAGAAGTTTATGCCATTTGCCCATCATGTGTATGAGGGGTTTATAGAGGGCAGACATCATAGGGTAATTGCAGAAAAACTGGAGAAAGTAGCAAGGGGCGAGATTAAGAGGCTCATTGTGAATATGCCTCCTCGTCATTCCAAATCTGAATTTGCGTCTTTTATGATGCCCGCATGGTTCCTTGGAAGGAACCCTAAATTAAAAATTATCCAAGCAACCCATAATACGGAACTGGCAGTACGTTTTGGTCGAAAAGTAAGAGACTTGATTGCCGATCCACAGTACCAGGACATATTTCCCGATACGACATTGAAGGAAGACAGTAAATCTGCGGGAAGATGGCAAACATCGGCAGGGGGCGAGTACTTTGCTGCGGGCGTTGGAGCAGCGGTCACGGGCCGTGGTGCGGATTTATTTATTATTGATGACCCACACTCGGAACAGGATGCACTATCGGAGTCGGCATTTGACAATGCGTATGAATGGTACACCTCTGGGCCTCGACAGCGTCTTCAGCCTGGGGGTTCAATTATCCTAGTTATGACGAGATGGGGTAAAAAAGACTTAACAGGGCGATTATTGGCGGCTCAAGGGAGCGATACAATGTCGGATCAGTGGGAAGTGGTCGAGTTTCCTGCAATTATGCCCTCTGACAAGCCATTATGGCCCGAATTTTGGGATAAAGACACACTTTTGGGCATAAAAGCGTCGTTACCCGTTGCAAAATGGTCGGCACAGTGGCAACAACAGCCAACTTCAGAAGAAGGAGCGATTGTCAAGAAGGAATGGTGGAATATGTGGGAGAAAGATAGCATCCCCGACGTGAAATACATTATTCAGAGCTACGATACAGCGTTTTCGAAGAAAGAAAGTGCGGATTACAGTGCTATAACGACATGGGGCATCTTTACATCCGAGAAAGACGGCTCCGACAACATAATTTTGATGGATGCGAAGCGTGGAAGGTGGAGTTTTCCCGAATTGAAGCGTGAAGCGTATGAAGAATACGATTATTGGGAGCCAGATATGGTGATTATAGAGGCAAAAGCCAGTGGTACGCCCCTTATGGACGAATTACGCCTTCATAACATCCCTGCTTTGGGGTTTTCACCAGGAAAAGGCAACGACAAAACAACTAGAATGCATATGGTGGCTCCATTATTCGAGGCGGGTAAGGTTTGGGCACCAGAAAACAAGAGTTTTGCTGAAGAAGTTATTGAAGAAATCGCTTCTTTCCCGTATGGTGATCATGACGACTTTTGTGATAGTATGACAATGGCTCTGATGCGTTTTCGTAAGGGTGGCTTTATTTATCTTGACGGAGAGGACGAAGAAGAGGATTATATACCTAAGATGAGGAACTATTACTAATGGCTGAAACTGAGGAAGAAATCAGAAAAGCATCGGAGAATAGGAAGTATGATCCGCAGAAACATTTTGAAACAATGTTAGCAATTAGAGACGCATGGAGAGAACAGGAAGAAGGAGAAGAAGATGGGCGGTGCAACACCAACACAAATAAAAAACGCAGTTAATATTCTAAAAAAAAGGGGAAAAAGAGGACTCATGTACGATGAAGGGAGTCCAAAGCAAGTTGAGGCTACGAAAGAGGCTCTTCGTAACGCAGGTGTAAAAGTGACTAAAGGTGGTGGTAGAGCAGAAACCATGTCTATACAAAAGTTTAATCGAGGTGGTTCTGTATCTAATTTCAAAGGAACCTATTGATGGGCGGTAAAAAAGGAAAGACGTATGAGGACATTAAGAAGATAAAACCTATTGATCCTCAGTTATTGAAGATGTTAAAAAGTATAAAGGCTGATTTTGATAGAAAGCCAAAAGTGAAGAAAGCTTTAGGTGGTACGATAGACATGAGCCGTGGACAAGCAGGCTATAATTTTAAAGGGGTGTTTTAGTGGCAGAAGAACGTAACCCTCTTGCAGCGTTAGTTGACTCTGGTATTAGTCCAGAAGTGGACGTGGATGAAGCGTCTGTAGAGATTGATGTTAATATGCCTCAAGAATTTGAGGGAGGAGCCGAGGTTCTCGATGATGGGCAAGGTGGTGCGATTGTTCAAGCTCTTATGGAGCAACAGCCTATGGAAGTCATGGCAGAAGCGTATGACCACAACGCTAATTTAGCCGAAGCGTTGGATGACGCTACTTTAGGCGAATTATCCTCAGATATACGAGCTTCTTTCGAAGAAGACCAAGAATCAAGGTCCGAGTGGGAAGATACCTATACCAAGGGTCTAGATCTGCTTGGCGTACAGTATGACGATAGAACAGAGCCTTTTGAAGGTGCAAGTGGGGTAACTCACCCTCTTATATCCGAATCCGTAACCCAGTTTCAGTCACAAGCTTATAAAGAGCTATTACCGTCTGGTGGGCCTATAAAAACCCAAATTTTGGGTGAAAAGACCCCGGAACGTGAGGCACAGGCGGGTAGAATAAAAGAATTCATGAATTACCAGATCACGGAAGTGATGGAGGAATTCGATCCAGACACAGACCAAATGCTCTTTTACCTACCTCTGTCTGGGTCAACCTTCAAAAAAGTATACTTTGATCCCACAAGGCAGAGAGCCGTATCGAAGTTTATCCCTGCCCAGGACTTGGTTATTCCTTATTCCGCGAGTGATGTACAGACAGCGTCTCGTGTTACTCATGTTTTGCGTATGGACGAGAACGAACTGCGTAAGTTACAGCTTGGTGGAGTATATAGGGACATAGAATTATCTGCCGCTGAAGAAGACGCTTCGGCAGTAGAAGAGAAGAAAAACGAATTAGAAGGAATATCTAAAGGGTATTCGGAAGAAACCCACACCATCCTTGAATGCCATTCAGACCTAGACATAGAAGGTTTTGAAGACATGGGGGCAGACGGACAACCTACAGGGTTAAAACTGCCTTATATTGTTACAGTGCACAAGGACAGTGGTGAGATATTGTCTATCCGTAGGAATTATGACGAAGGCGATCAATTGAAGAGAAAGAGGCAATTTTTTGTCCATTACAAGTTCATGCCCGGTCTAGGTTTCTACGGTTTTGGTTTAATACATATGCTCGGTGGGTTAGGAAGAGCAACCACGAGTATTCTAAGACAGTTGATTGACGCGGGTACACTAGCTAATTTACCTGCAGGTTTTAAGGCACGAGGCGTAAGAGTACGAAACGACGATGAACCTCTACAGCCTGGTGAATTTAGGGATATTGATGCTCCTGGTGGGAACATCCGTGACGCTATTATCCCGTTACCATATAAGGAACCTTCTGGAACACTGGCACAGCTTCTAGGAACGCTGATAGAGAGTGGTAGACGCTTTGTTTCTATTGCAGATGCTAAGATAGGTGAAGGAAATCAACAGAACGCCCCTGTAGGCACTACTGTAGCCTTGTTAGAGCGTGGCATGAAGGTTATGTCAGCAATCCACAAACGGCTCCATTTCGCCCAGAAAACGGAGTTTAGGCTATTAGCAAGGATTTTTGCAGAGAACTTACCTCCTCTTTACCCTTATGAGGTCGCAGGAGCAGAGCAACAAGTAAAATCAACAGACTTTGATGCAAGGGTGGATGTACTACCCGTAAGCGATCCAAACATATTTTCTATG